CCTAGAACCTCATAATTTTCAAACCATTTATTCTTATTCCCGTATATCATAATATTGATATATTGGAGGATTAAATGGTGAGTTAAATTAAGCATAGCTCATGAAGAATAAGCACCCATAGGTTGCCCTACTGCATATTTCAATTTCTTTTCAACTAAAACAAGAGGTTCTTGTTTTGGAAGAAGATACTCTCTATTAACGAGTAGTTCAGCCCACGCTTGCCCATAAGACACTCCGGTATCATAACCTGAACACTCTATATGACCGAGCATCGAATTTAAGATACTAATTTGTAACTTTATCGGTAAACGATCAGTAGCAGCGGAAAGGTCATAACACCAAGAGTGACCATAGTACACAGCCTTTTCCTTCGCACGGAGGAAACCCACGTCCTGATTATGAGTACTATCATTAGGCAACCGCCTGAAGATATCAAATAACCAGTTATGTAACGGTTTCAGTACGGACTGAGTCCATACATCGACCATTGCAAAGACGCGGATCTTTCCTGCCGCTTCCTTCTTTAAAGCCAATTGCCCTAAGGGTACGCGAGTTATGGTATCACGACCAAACTTCACGTAATCCAAAGGAACATATGGTTGGCAACCTCTCATTTTCTTAATTAACTGAGTTAATAAGAATCAAAGAGGAAACTGACCGAAATTAGCAAATTGGAAGAACTCGTGCCTGTTCACCCAAGAATCAGCATCGACCATAAAGCCTGCTCAAGACTGTACAGCCGAAGGAGAAGATTTGGTGATCTTCTCTAATCCGAGACTTGTCTGAGGTTCAGTAGATTGAATGAACGGTGAGACCAGTTGCTTAGCATTAGCTAACAACCAGGTGCATAATTCGTCCAATCGACCCACCTTACCTCCGTAAGGCTGAGTGATGGTTTCTAACTTTAATTTTCCAGGAATCGAAATAATTCGATAAATGGAGAACAAAGTTAGTCATCATCTAACGACGCTAGGAGTGAGTTGCTTAAGTTCATGCCTCTCTTTGAGAGGAATGAATGTCGGCAATCCACAGGTTGCGAGCCGCGGCAAAGGTAAATCAGGTTCGAGTTCTCTCAAAGATGAGAGGGGTCGACCCCCGATAAACCTCTGTAGGGCTACCGTCAGCGCTTTAAGGTACTTGACCACGAATACTGGTCCATGATGTTTCGTTAAACGAAGCAACATGTCACCAAATCGTACAAGTAGCTGAAGTCTAGATGGAACCTTCGATGAAGAAAAGAGAGTACGAGTGAAAACTCGTCCATATCTTTTCAACACCGCCGAAAACTCTTGCGAGTTTTGGAGCGATACCATATA